TTCTACCATTATGTGGAGAAAATAATCTTATCTTTCCATCCCACATACGATTACGATATTGTGGCATGAACTTAGCGCCTGGTACTTCAAACGTAAAGTAATCAGACAGTTCTCTAGAAACATCTTCGTCTACTTCTACCTCTAGGTAGACTTCATTTATCTTAGAGATTTTCATTATCTGGTAACAGGGCCTAACAACCACCCCACAATACTTTTTCTTACACCAGACTTTACTGGTCGTACTCTGTGCCACATATCAGATTTAAATATGATACAGTTTTCGTTACTTCGTTTCCACTCTGATATATATCTTGGTTTTGCATCTGGGCCGTGTATCTCTAAATCAAACTCTCCACCCTCAAAGTTTTCATTTACAAATATAGAGAATGACATCTTCCTTACTCTACCATCTGCATATGGAGTATTGTTTACGTCTTGATGCCAACCATATTCTTGACTTATATCATATTCAGAATATTGTAGTGGTTCTATATTATCAATGTGTAATGATGAAAAGTCTTCAACATTCTTTTTCATTACACGCAATACTCTCTGACAAATATCTACATCTTTTATCCATGATACACTAGAATTTCTTTTTGTCAACCCACTTTTATCATTTATATTTCCTTTTGTCAAGGTATCTTCTTTATTTCTCAATATGTCTTGTATCAAATCATTTGGAAAGTTTACTACTGAATAATTCATTATTTAACCTTTGTCTTAAAAACAACACAAGTTCTCAACTGGTAACATTCACGGCTTACTGGTTGTGCTTGGTGTGGTAAATGTGCATCAAACTTAATTAGTCTATTACCTTTATAGTTTATATGGTCTGTGATATTACTTACTTCATTATCATATATCACAGTTCCACCACCCCATTCATTTTTCCAATCCATTCTAGGATAATAGATGAAAGTGACATCTCCATCATCTCTGTGTATGTGTGGTTCTATTCCATGAGTGTGTGCATTAAGATAAGCTCTCTCCATTTCATAATCAAACTTATTACTAATCTGATTCCAAATAGGTACATACTCTCCTATCTCTCCAACATTATGTCCAAGAAAAATATGCCAATGTTTATTTGACCCACCCTTTACTGAATCATAATCATACTTCCATGATACTTCTCTTAGTTGCATATCAATCAGTTGTGCAATATGTTCTTCTAAAAAGTTGTCAATATATTCTACCATTAGTATGTCACTCCTGCTTCAAACTTTTTCCACTCAATCGCATTTTTTATATCCCAACCACGATTATCAACTGACTTGATAACCCCTTTGATATAATCTACGACTGTTTCTAAATAACCAATCTTATTTTCTGCATTTATAATTTCTTCATCAGATGTAATGTAAACTGCTAGGTCTGTCTTTAGAACTTTGAGGTCGAAAGGTTTTGATGCATATATTTTTGCATCAGCTTTACCACCATAGTATTCCCACTTCTCACGATATAATCGTTTATAATCTCCTTTTGCTCTATACAAAAGAAGTTCATATCTAGTTTTATGGTCTAGGTAGGTTGCTTTTATTTCTTGGTTTTTTAATGATTCTGTATCTAGATGTTCATTATCTACTTTCAAGTCTCTCTGGACTTGTAGTTTCAATTCGTCAAGGTTCATATTATCTCACTTATAAAGTCACTATCTCATATAATTTATATCGAAAACTAATCTGTGCAGTTAGGTATTCTACGTCTGTTGCCTGTTGATTATAATCCAATGCACTCAAAGACACAGGAAATATATCCGAAAAACGAACTTCTACCAAAGGATTATTTTTATTTGATAAAATTGTAAGAGTTGCATCTGCATACAAACCTTTATCTGGTGTTGCAGTTCCCACTACATCAGTTGCAACAGTTTTTGTTGCTGTTGGATTATTAGATTTATTACTTCTAAAATCACTAAACTGTGTTCTATTTTTTGGAAAACCTATTCCTATTAACCACTCATGTATTGTGATATAGTTTTCTAAGTATTCGTCAACAATAAAACCCACTTCTAAATTACCAAAAGTTATCTTATCTCCCATGATTGGAATGTCTTTGTATGGTGTAGGTATTACTGCTTCACCTAAAGACAAATCTGGAATGTTAGCCGCAGTTGTAAAGAACTGCACCTTTGGTAACTGGTTAATCATAAACCTAAACTGGGTTGGACTACTATAGTCTAACTTGTCTGGTTGTCTGTTTAATGGCGAGGTTTGTGTTGTCATACTACTATTTATAACAAAAAAAAGAGAGGAATAAATCCTCTCTCTTTAGGTTGGTTAAAAAACCGATATTACATAAGGTTAGAAACTTTAACTTTTCTGTAATACTTGTTAGTTGCAGATGAGATAGAAATCGCACCATCAGCTGCAGCAGCAACTGTTCCAGTATGGAATGGGTTTGCGGCAATTCCGTATCTTGTCTTAAAACCGATTTTTGGTTGAAATGAGTTTTCACCAACTGCACGAACCATTTGTAATGGTACATATGGGCAATAAAACATTCCAGCGTCATATGGAGAAGTTCCTTTATATCCTACAACGTAGTATTGTGATGCAGATACGTTAGCAGCATATGGGTCTACATATACTTTATATCTACCATTCATAACACCAGCAAATGTTGTTGAAGTGTCATCAACATTCAAGTTGTTGTTAAGAGCAGGAGTGTAATCAAGAACACCAGCCATTTGAAGTGCAGAAGCAACATCAGCAGAACATAGTATCATATTACCTTTTCCTCTACGAGTCTGTTGACCAATAGCGTTTGCATCTCTCTCGATTGCGAACATTAAACCTTTGAACTTCTCAACTGACCAACGACCATTTGAGTCTGTGTCTAAGTCAAAGATACCAGCAGTAGTTGTGTTTGCAGCTGCACCTTTTACAGCAGAAACATAAATGTTTCTTACAACTTCTCTGTTTATCTCTGCAAGAATTTCAGCAGATAAAATATTTGCAAGTTCTGTTTCAGCATCAAGACCATGAATTGCTTTTAAGTCTTGTGCAAGTTCCATAGTGTACTCAGCTTTTAAAGCTCTTGTTACAGCAGTAACAGTATGCTTTTCGATTGAGAACGCCATTTCACCGAAAGCGTTTGAACCAGAGTCACCTAATGCCTCACCTTGTACTGTTGTCATACCAGTTGCACTAGTATAAGTTCCAGCAGGACTGTCGTTTAGTACAGCAGGATTAGTTTCTGATGCACCAACATCACCACCACCGATTGTACCAGCAGCGTTTTGGTTAGATGCATCTGCATTACCAGGCATTGCCTCGTCTGCAAGTGCTTCTGCACCATCCATAGATGCAAATCTTGCTCTCATTGCAAAGATAAGACCTGTTGGGCCAGTCATAGGTTGTACACCACAGATGTCATATGCGATAAGATTAGGCATAGAACGTCTTACTAGTGAGATCAAAATTGGATCCCATGTGTCTAGTGCAGCGTTGTTAGTTCCACTACCACCAAAGTTTGTTGGTGCTGTCTCTGTTAAGAAGTTTTTGTCTTCTCTTAGAGCCTTTTCTTGGTTTTCTAAGATTATTGTAGTAACGGCACGCCTGTAACTATCCTTGATTTCTGGTAAATCAGGGTGTTGAAGGACTGGCGACCACTTTTCTTGTAGATGTTCTGTTTGAAACATTTGGTTTCTCCTTATATTTTCTACTATTTATAAAATTGTTTATTTTGCACTATTAACTGTTCGACCAATAGCGGACATATATGCTGCCATTGAGTCAGAAGTGTCAATGTCCTGTGCGATACCAGTTTCTACATCATCAATTGCTTCAGTCACAACTGGAGCACTCTTTGGGAAATAACTTTCCTTTAAAGTACCTAGTTTCTCACGATAAGATTCTTCAGTAGTAAAATCTACATCTTCGATAAGTGACTTAAACTTTTCAATCTCTGTTTCAGCCAAGTCAGAAGAAAGTACTGACAAGACTTGTTCCTTTACTAGTGTAGCATTAACAGACTTGGACTGGATTTGCTCTTCCATCATTTCGTTAATTCTACCTTCTAGTTCTGAAATTTTTTCAGATTGTGCTTCTAGCACATCATATTTTTCATCTGGAACATCAACATAGTGGTCTTCAAACAATTGTTTTAAACCAGAGATAAAGTCTTCAGCGATTTCGCCTTTCAAGCCTCTTTCGATAGCCAACTCGTTCTCTTTCATCCATTCTTCAACAACATAGTTCATGTATGAATCAACCTTTTCAGTTAACTCATCCTTTGTTGCGTTTATATTTTCTTCCAGTTCAGATTTATATTCGTCTTCCATTCTTTCTACTTCAGAACGAACTTTTGATTTAACTGCGGCCTCAAATACTGTTGCGGCTTTACGTTTAAATTCTTCGGAAAGGTCACCCTCACCATTCATTAATGCATTAACGTGCTCAGATACGTCAATAGACTTCAAACGATTTTCAACAGATTCTTTCTTCTCTTTTTCTTCCTCTGTTTCTTCGTATGCGCCTTCTCCGTATGCATCATTCATTTTATCATACATGGCTTGAATAACTTCTTTTTTCTCTTTATTCATTTTGCCCATCATATCATTCATTGATGCTATCATTGCACCTTTAGTCATGGTTTCTTGTTTAGGCATTTCTTTATCCATTTCTGAAATAACTTCATCGCCGTCTGCTTTAAATCCAGCAGCGAGAGGTTTTGCAGTTTTAGACATACCATCATTTGGTGTATCCATAGAGTCTTGTTTACCTTGACTCTTCTGTTGTGCATCTCCACCAATTGCTTTTGCTTTTGCAGCAAGTTTCTTTGCAGCTGCATCTTTTTGTGTTGGTGAAACTACAGGGTTTCCTGTATCTTGGACTTCTGCATCCGACTTATCCATAGGGTCTGCTTTACCAGCTGATTTCATAGGAGCATCTGCACCATTAGCTTCTTCAAGCTCACTAAGTACTTCTGCCTCTAATTCCTCAATGGTTTTATCTAATTCATTTGCCATGGGATTTTGCTCCTTTTAAATGTTTATACAAGTTATTTATAAATTATAACTTTTGAAGAAATCGTGCAAACTCTAAACTATCCGCTGCAGAATTATTAGTTCTGTGATTTTCTTCTATGTTATCTTTGATTTGTTGAACTTCGGCTTCTTGTATCAATCCATTGTTCCAAATCCACTCTTTACCCTCCATAATACCCTCAACAAATGCGTTGGGAGCAGATGGGTCTGCAACTATATCAGCTGCAGTTGCGAGGTAAAAGTCTTTTCTCACTACGTTTGCACCATTCTTTTGGTCTAAACTTCCCATGCCTCTAGATGATACACCTAATTTTGCACCATCATCCATCAGACGTTTTACAATCTCACCCATAGGTGTAGAAAGTATCTTCGCTTCTCCGATAAAATTCTTTCCGTCTGGTTGTAAAGATGTAATCATATGAGATGCTCTTTCGAGATTAACTGTTGGCCCGTCTGGGTGTCCTAACTCTCCAAATGCACGATTCTCATTGACATAATCTTTATTATATCTTTTTACTTCATTACTTAGTATATCCATAGGATACATACGACCATTACGATTTTTGATATCTGCTTGCATAAAGATACCTTTTATCTTGTAATTCTTCTTACCAGATTCTTTATCTTGTTCGATTAGGTAATCAGTATCATGGTCAATATGTTCTGCCATTAATTTTAATGTATACATAATTCTATCCTTTATGTGGTATATGCTTCGTCTTTTCTAAATTCTAAGATTACAAAACCAGATGTTCCTCTTGTTTGTGCAGTAATATCAGAAGATGTTGCACCTGTGTTAGTTGCAGTACCTTTAATTGCACCAGCAGAACCATCATAATGTCCAG